AACGCCCGACTTATCAACTGGCATATTGATCTCACGCGTGATTACCTGGTCGGTGTATTTCTTATATTGATATAGTAGCATTATGTGTGGCCTCCTGGATATATCGATGCATATGACGCAACGAGCTTGTGTTCTTGGCATGCCCAAGTATTGATGTAACTGACTCTGTATTGCCGGCTTTCACGGCTTTCCTGAATTTGTATAAGCTATGCCTTCTAATGAATCGCTTGCTGGCCCATGTTCGATAGCCAACAAAATTAACGCCATGCTTGACCGAGCAGATAGTTGACCGAGATAACTCCAGACCAAGCTGGTCGATAAACTCGATGATCTGCTGTCTGGCCTGGATGCACTGAGCTCTAGTCAAGCCGAACAGTATAAAGTCATCTACATATCGACAGTAACGCTTGGCCTTTAGTTCACGTTTGATGAAGTGATCGAGTGGATCCAGATATATTAGTGCATACAGCTGAGATAGCAGATTGCCGATTGGTATTCCGACAGGCTCGCCATGATCAGCAAAAGCCATCATAATATCGACAAACCGCCTATCCTTAATCTTTCGTTCAATCATCACGCGCAGTGCATCACGGTTTATTCGATAGAAGAACTTCTTTATATCCAACTGTAATATATAACTATCACGAGGAATCGTCCGCATGGCATGTTGTGCATATTCAGCAGCCTTATGCGTCCCATATCCTTTTCGGCAGGCAAAAGATTGATCGATAAAAGTACGATCAAAAATTGGACTGGCTATCTCATAGATAGCATGCTGCACCACCAGATCGCGAAACGCTGGAGCATAGATCAACCGGGGCTTTGGCTCATAGACCATAAATGAATAATATGGATTCGGTCTATATGACCCATCATGAAGTTCACTGTGTAGCATATCCAGATTCATGGCCAAATGGCGCTCAAAATTAAAACATGAACGCTTTCCCCTTTTCTGCCTTGCTGCCGCATGGAATGCAGTCCGTAGGGCATCTAGTGTAAATGCCTGTTCGTATAAATAACCAACCCTCTTCATGTAACCAAGCCTTCGAGACTGCATGCAGCCCTACCAGAGTAGCTGAAGCCAGCCGATTTCGCCGCAACCATCGTTGCGCGCCGGAAAACGTCTCCCTTGATTCCACCATGACCTATTGGCCTGCGAGGAGAAATCGAGTCCGAGCGAAAACCCACATTGTTGTTCGAGTTGCCCCGCACATTGTTGAGATTCAACGCCCACACGCCCGCAGCCGTCGCATTGTTCCAGTTGCCGCCCGCGATCGGACACATATTAAGACGCCTCCCGTTTTTCAGGCTGACGATCAGCGACGATCCAGCCGCCAATCATCCTGCCTAACTCATCAACCAACTTTGATATAGCCAGATAGCGGTGCTCGCCTAATTTTTCGGGCGACTTTTCCGCTACCTGCCCAGCCTTGAAATTGAAATAACCAAGACTGTGGGCCAGTCGCAAATACATACGCAGCTGCTCATGACTGACATCCAAGTTGGTTAGCGTTGTCTTCTTGTGATAGCGCTTCTGCGCTTCCACAATATAGCCATACACATCATAAGCCTTGCGCCGAATCTCCAGCGCGAGACCATATTTTTCATGTTTGGGAAAATGGTTGAGGTGAATATTCATCAACTTCGCAAATTCAGTAAATTTACGATCTAACTTCGCCTCATCATGCATGCCCATCACTTCACCCCTGTCGCTATCGCTCTGGGGATCATAGGTACAAGGCCGAGCGAAAACCCACATGGTGGCCCAAGTTGCCCCGCACATTGGCGAGAGACAACGCCCACACGCCCGCAGCCGTCGCATCGCCCCAGTGGCCGCCCGCGAGCGGACACATTTGATCCAGCTTATAGTCCCACAGCGCATCATTACCCATCACGTTAGTTCCGCCCAGTGCCGCTGCTAATGGAACCCCTGCCCCTGCGACATCTCGGGCAACTCCTGATGTTGCTGCGGAAAACGTCTGCGCAGCAACATTGCCGAAATGTACGGCTCTGTTTACCGCCGTTGCCCATAGCGATTCATAGGATGCGCCGAGACTGCTGAACTGCGCAGCCAAGCCTGTTGCCCCCCACGCGTCTGTTGCTAGCGTCACTCCACCTGTTAGATCGCGCATGCGAACTGCGTTATTTAATACATATAGATTTGTCACGTCAGCAGTGATGCCGAGTGATATCTCCCACATGCCGCCATTAAGGTCGACCACGCCGCAGTTTTGCCCGTTATGCGCCGTACGCGCGAACAAATTGGCAGAGCCAGTTTTCGGGGCTGCCAGAAACCCGTCTGATTGATAGAGTATTGCTGCGTCATTGCTATCGCCTAGTGCATTATTATTGCAACCTTTCGGGTAGTTTGTGATACCTGCTCCATCGTACCACGCGCACCATGCTGTCGATGTTGCTGACTGGCCATGCGCATAAGAGAGCATAGCCAGCGCTGAGAAGATAAAGCGTGAGTTGCAGAAAAAAGCTGCACCACGCGTTTTTGCTGCATCAATTGCACCATAATGAAAATTAGCAGGCGCACCGGTGAGGCCACCGAATGGGTTATGTGTAGCAGCACTGGATAATGGGTTGCCGTTTTTCACCGATGATGCGATACCGCCGTTATTTGATGCCAGATATTTATCAACAAAAACGCCAGGCTGCATTGCTCCACCGTCGAGAAACGCACGATGCAGCGCATATCCTGCTGCATTCGCGGTGGCTTCACTGCTGTAATCGACAAAAGCTTTGATATCAACAGCATTCAGCGCCAATCCGTTCGCTCCAGTGCCCCATTTGTAATAAAACGTTGGCAGCCAAACCATTACTGACCCGTCAGAATACATATAATTGCCATAGTTATCTGATGCAGGATCCCGCGTGCCGTACATTTCTGCCATGCCGGCCGGCATGGGCCCTGGGCAGATACCAACTCCAAACCCCTGTTGTCCGGCCAGCCCGACTGTATTAACCAATCCAGCCGCACCCGCTCCGATTGATATGCCTGTGGGGAATGATACCGGTTGTCCGTCTTTACCAGTGATTGTGCGTACGTTTAGATTTCCCATGTAATACTCCTTATAAGTCTGATTAAACGATGTTTAAATTGGCATTGATGCCAACTGTTATGTTGATGTTCGACGCCACTTCGAGTGGTCCTACCGCACTCGCATTGTAATTTGAGGGGATAGATATGTCCGCACTGACCTGGGCTGGATTCATTTTTACCTGTGCATTTAAGCTCGGGTTCGCAGCCAATGCAGCCGCCCAAGCCGCATCCACTGCTAATTTATCCGCCGCAGATTGACTAGCAGCTTGCTGAGCAAGTATGCGCTCATTCTTTGCCGTTGCTGCTTCTGCCAATGCCGCAATGATTGAAACCCCGCCCATCATCACATCGCCTGAAACCACCAAGGTGGACGCTGATACTTGTTGCAACGATGTATTGCCGGAAACAGCCAATGTATCCGCAGTAACGGCTTGATGCGTGCCGTCAGCTTTGTGCTGCGCTGTGATAATCTGATCAATCTTGTCCATATTCTGATTGATTCTCACACCCCATGCATATTCGCCATCATTCGGCTTAACGAGACCGAGGATTGCTGTCACTGTTGCCATGTTTAACCTCCAAAGCCCATGTATCCAAATGTCCGCGCGTTCCATTTAAGCTTAATGTTAGCAACCACGTATTGAATATTTCGGCCTGTAATTTTATGTGGATAAGACAGCTTAATAAATTTAATAATCATGCGCTGATGCTTGCCATAACCGTGGCTAGCCCTCGCGCAACAACCTGTGAATCACCATTCATCTGATTTTTAATCACAACATCGAAGATATATCCACCACGAGAAGGAATCAGTGCAGTGCTTACGCTATCCATAAATAAATCAATCGTTCCATCTTTCCCCGCTGGGGTTGCAACAAACGTCCCAACAAGATTGTTACTGTAGCCCTCGCGAATCTGTGCTGTGGCAACATACCCTGTTAAATCCGCGGGTCTGTCATTGCTGTCAAAAGCATGTATCCGCGCAAAAAAATCAACGCCTGCATTTAGTTCAATGTTATTAGGTTGCACCTCAGGCACTCCTTTACCATTTCACCTGTTGATTACTAGCAAATCGGGCAGGTTCACAGCGGATTGTAACGTGCGCTAAGCACCATCCTTATTTAAATATCTAACCATTAAAATTTTGGACTTTCACTGGCATTAGCAATAAATACTCTGGCAACTTACTTTACTTCCAACACATCGAGTGAAATAGACTGCTTGAGCCAGTTCATGTTCCTTCTTGACACAATACCGACAAACTCTTGAGTATCATGCTTGGGCAGCTGTCTGCTTTTCACACGAATCACATCGCCAGCTTCAATATTAATTTTCCGCAGCGACACATCTATACGAAGCAATTTTCGTCCGTCCTTCCAAAGCATCACGTAATCCGCAGCAACCCGCTTCAATTCAGCCTCTGGAGCATTCCATTTATCTAAAAATGTTTGCTTGTAAGCTTTCTTGAGCAATAAGACTGACAGCGCATCAGCTTCAATAATAGCGCCTGTAAATTGTTCTGAAGAATTGCTTGAACTGGGTGGTATGTAGGTTGTTTTGATAATGCAAGTGTTGTTGATGTCAGCTAGTCCACGTCGCCACTGCAAGCCCTCGCCAATATCATCAGCCGAGATGGTATCAACCACATCGGCCGCCGTTTTATCTGCTATAAGGTGAATGAATCCATCTTTCACAATCCAGTGTGATTGCAATAAAAAAGCTATTTCTTCCAATATTTGTCCCGCGCTCACAGGATTGTAAATGGTACGACCAGATGTTGTCATCGCCGGATGCAAGGCTTTGACAATATCTAAGCTATTTAGATTCAAATATTGCCCGCTAATATTCAGGTGGTTGGTCAACACATCCTTGGCAACATCAGCTAGGTGCCATGCTAAACCATCGGCGGAAGCCGAAGGAATGTAAGACATGACTTTCCACACACCGCCGTTTAGATTCCAAGATGCGGGGCTAATATCGGGTTGCGCGGCACTGTTGGCTTGCGTTGCCACATAGCTTTTATCTGCAAGTGTCACAACACTGCCAACCGTGTAATTCACACCATTCAACCATGCAGGATATTTTTCAGTAGGAACCTTCACTTCGCCAACATCCAACACATCCAGCACGGATAATGTATAAGCATTACTGGTAAAAGATAGGTCACGAACTACACCATCGTAATAAGGCATGGTTTCAGTCAATCCATTGTATCCTACGCGCACATGCACACGGCGACCGCGTAAATTATAAGCACTCAGAAAACCGACCTCCGGCTCTGGCGCGAGCTGAATATCTATCCGCCCCGTCATATTGTTTTTAAGCCGCATATCCAAAGCTGCAGTGGCGCTACTGATGGTGTTGATGCACTTCACCGCCTGCGGCACCGAGCCACCCGTATTACTCACGGCAATAGACTGAGAATGCGTGGAAAATACCAATGGTTTGCCCCCATAAGATACGGTCATATTGCCCAGCTTAGGCGTTATATCATGAGCAGCATTGGCATGTAATGTTATAACAAAGCGCCAAAAGCGCGCAGGCGTCAGATAGAATCCCGATGGAATCGTCGCCATCACACCTGACGCAGCTTGCAACGCCATTTCTGCATTGTAATCCGTCCAGCCTGTGATGCCTGCCGACGCTGCACGGGCTGTATCGTTGGTGTAATACGCGGCAATGGTCAAACTGGTTCCTGCAGGCACCAAATCAGAATATGTCAACACGCCATTTTGCGAGGGAATCACACCCATATCAAAGGTTCGTGAAAATGTACCCGCTGCCACGTAACCTTCTACCCCTGCCATATGGAAGTATCCGCTCCCTGCAAAGGGTATCAACCAATGGGGAGGACGGCCAGTAGAAGGTAATCCGTACAACCTTACTATCGCGTTAAATACACTAACTTTTCCCTGCTCAGCCGCTGTATACGAAACAGGGGTGACATGGGGAAAGCTATTTGGATCAGGGAGGATCTGATCGATTGAGAGACAATACTCGACACCACGTTCGAGATGAACGCCAAAACCTGCCAAGCTGATTGCCAGCGGGGTTGTCGATGTGATTGTCGTCGTCACTTGCTTGCCGATAGGTTGCCCTGAAGCATCAAAGAACTGAATCCAAATTGTTGCTGATGGCTCGGTGCCAAAGAGCTGCACCCCTATTTGTAGCGCATCTACAAATATTGTACTTAGCGCTGTGAATATAAAGCGTGTCGGAGAGGTGTTCACCGTCCATTCCCCTGTATATCCCGTATGCAAGTATGCTTGAGATAATGCCGCAGGCAGCGTTGTTGCATTAACATCCAAAGCCCTCTCCACTGCCACAGCAACGTTTGCCACGCTACCCAACACAGGCTTAACTACATTATTATCAACCCACGCTACCGCGCGTTGGAGCAAGCCCATTAGCCCATCACCATCGAACCGACTTCAGTCACTGTTAGCTCCCAGATATTGTTAGACCATACATTCAGAATTGGGAATAGATTGTTAGGCAATGCAATCCCCGTGCCTTTTGCTATCTGCACAACATCTGCAACCACTTCGATACCGCTATCTTGAGCCGATGCCACATCATCTTTGGCAAGCCATGCTGTATGTGACATCAAGCGCTGCTCAAGCGCATTGGGTTTATGCCAAACTGCTACCAGGACAAGTGGCTCAACCGCATCTGCATTGTGCAAATACTGCTGGAATGAAAGCGGAATTGACTGCATTAAATCACCTCCACCATATTCAGCGACAAACTGCGATACAAAGGGCTGTGAATCGGAAACGATGCATTGGCACCATTATGCCGCACCAGATAGCATTCATGTGGTCGTGATTGGCTTGCCCATGCAAACCAAAATGGAGATCTTAATTCCAAGGTTTTTTCACGCATTAAGTCAATAACGCCCCACACATCCAGAGGAACCAGTGACCAGTTGGGCTTCATTTCAAGGCGGCGGTATCGCAAGGATAAATATTCACGACCAGATTCGCTTTTAAATGATGTTGCATTACTACGCTCATCGTATGGATCAAATCCCAGGTCAATGAAAGGCATTTGAATAGCTTGCCCTGCAAACAATTCAGGCAAAACAATCATCTGGTTTGCCGCTGCACCCGATAGCGTGATTTGAAGCATATTGGCTGCCAAGGGGATGGTTTTCGCAATAATAAATGATTTGTTTTCAGGATAGATATCAACAAATGATTCGCCCGCGAATGACCATGTTAATCCTGATGTACGAAAGCCTGCGCTGTCGTGTCTGTTTGCGCCGATGACAATCGCATCAATACCCCACATAGCATACGGCAAATGGTCAAACCCGCCCCCGTTGTATGCAACATCTAAAAACGAAGGGTTGACCACCGCTGAAAATACACCGCTGGCATCGGCAGTCACCCGCGCTGCCCTTAATGTGTCAGCATTCCAAGCATTGCTTAGCGGCGCAGTCACATCTTCAGCACCGCTGGTGATGGCGTATGTCGATCCAACTAATAGATTTTTCCAACATAACATAGGGCTATCGTGCATCATTGCATCAACACCACTTGTTGCCCTTTGCGCGCCAAATTATCAGCGATGCTAGGGGTCAATATATCGCTCAACATTTGAGCATCTTGGGAAGACAATGTGCCATTCAATCCATTGACATCCAACTTGATATGCACGACATTGGGCTGTTTCTGTGTGGTCGGGGTCTGCTGTGGCAAGCCTGTATTTGGATTCATCGCGGTTTGTGGCGCTGAACCACCGCCGCCTGCGGATATCGTGGGGATAGACACGCCGCCCGTCGCGCCGCCCATCTTGGCGCTGCTAATCTTTTGCGCATTGGCAACACCCGCAGTAACGACTGCCGCAGCAGCAGCAATACCAAGCACTGGTCCAATGATTGGGATGCCGACCATGGCTTGATAAGCTTTGGTTGCACCAAGATAGGTGTTGATTGCATTTTCGCCCTGCGCTGCAGCTTTGCCAATTTCAAAAGCCTTGCGGTTATGGCTTTTCATCAAACCCGCAAGCGCGCCCAAACTGGCGCTGGCAAATTGCAATTTTTGTTGCCCTGTGAATTTATCCCACTTGACAGACGCTGACGCATAGTTGGCAAGGTTAGTAGCCATCGTATTCAAATTGACCTGCTGATTCGCTGTGGCAAGCTGCTGAAACTGCCCTTTTAAATTCAAGGCTGCTTGCTCGCCTGCTTCCAGCAACGCCAAACGATCTGTCATGCCTTGCTCGTCAATGATTTTCAGCTTATCTGCAACCGCTTTCGCAGTGGAAATGCGCTGCTCATCATAATACGCACGGATATTTCCAATATTGCCGCCTTGCGCAAGGGTTGCCTCTTCCACTTGCTGTTGTTCTCGCGTCAGGGCATCCAATTTCACCGTTAACGATGCTTGTAACTTGTCCCTTTCGCTGCCAGAAGCTACCGCCCCCATCGCATCCATACGCGCAAACTTAGCACTGTGAATATCAATCACTGCCCGACTGGCTGCCAAGGCCTTAGCGGCTTCAGCTTTGCCTTGTTTATCCATCGTTTGTGCTGACCATGTTTGATAAGCGGTTTCTAATGCTTTGACCTTGGCTGAACCTTCGCCCTGTGTTGCCACAAGTTTTTGCCATGTCGCGACATATTGATCACTTATTTTTGTAAATGAATCATCGTAGGCAGTACTTAGCTTTTGAGTTAAAGAGACGGCATCTTTCAAGGCTGCGGCGGTCTTCGCATTGGGTTGAACGGGCGAGGCTGACCCACTACTGCTGGATGAGGGTGTTTGTTGTTGCGATGGTGATGTTGGTTTTTGATCGGCAGCGGCGAATGCTGCGACATACGATACATCGTTATTTTTTAAGGCTGCTTTACGCTCGGCATTCAAAGTCTTTAAATGCTGTTTTAATATCCCCGCGCTGTTGGCGCTCGCATCCAATGCTGCAGCAAAATCAATCATGTTTTGATTGCTTTCATGGCTACCTAGCTTTAAGAAATCAAGCCCTTTGGCAACGCTACCCACTAATCCAGCAAAGGCTTTTTTGATAATATCAAAACTTCCTGAAAATGCCGCGCCAATGCTTGCGCTCATCGCTTTAAATGCGTAGGTCGTATTGATTGCAAGATTCGACAAGCCGCCTGCCATCGCAATACCAGACTTGCGCACAATCGCAAATTGATCAGAAAGATATGTGCCGATTTCCCATCCTGCATAAGCAGCAAAAAGGACGCTGCCTGCGAGGGTTAATTTACTTACCCCTGCAAGGGCTGTTTTTGTTGCCGTCGCCATACTGATAAACGGAGCTTTAAGCAACGTCTTAATGCCGCCAGACTTATACAGCATGAATAACCCCAACGATGCTGTTCGCAACCCCGCCAGCGACAGAGTTGCTGTATTGGCAGCAATGGATGAAACCACCAGTCTTGCAGTGAAAGCAACGGTTGCGAGCTTGGCGGCAACAAAAGCACCTACCAAGATAGCCTTTAGATTGTCCGCCACAAACAAAATACTGCTGGCTAAACCATTGGCCGCACCAGAAGTGGTAGTGAAGTCCCCCCAGATTTGCATCATGCTGTTGTGGACCTGTCTGCTTGCGCCTGCAATGGTGGGTGGAATGGAATGAAATTCAGCATTGACCGTTGCAGCTTCTTTATGCAAGGCCTTAATCACTACTTCCGATGTTAATCCACCCTGCATAGCAACTTTGCGCAAATCACCAAAAGCAATGCCTGCTCCATCGGCAATCATGCGGGCAATTCGGGGGGTTTGTTCCAACACAGAATTTAGTTCTTCACCGCGCAATGTGCCCGAAGCCAAGCCTTGCCCCAATTGTATCAAGGCAGCTTCTGCACTCTGTGAGGATGCGCCCGACACAACAATGGCTTTATTCACAGCATCGGTCACTGTCAATAGCGTGGATTGTTGTAAGTGCAAATCTTGTGTAGCTCTCGCCATGCTTGAATACAAATCGACAGTTGCACCAAAATCACCCAGGCTATTGCGTGTGATCTTGGTTAATTCTAGGAAAGCTGTGTTGTATTTTTGTTGGGATTTGGTTGCTAGATGCAAACGTGCCATCACGGTTGTATAGCTGTCTGATAATGATGTCAGGCTTTGATAGCTTGCTTCAATACCTGTGAAGACAAAAGCTCCAGCGGCAAACCGCTGCAAATTGGCGAGCTGGTGACTGATGGACGTAATACCTTGCCGTGTTTTTGAAAATGCTATGGAAGCATTTTTGGATGCCGTTTCGGCTTTACCCATACCCGCCGCAATCTTGTTGCCTGTCTCAGCACCCGACTTACCCAAACTATCAATGGTTACCTTGGCTTTTTTGATGTTTGTTTCAAGGTTTTTGCCGTCGGCTTGGAGTTTGATGCCTAGCTTCATATCGTCACTCATGCTATGCTCCATTCATGTTGACGCGCATCCAAACAACCACAGTGCTGAGCGTTCTGTTCATGATTTTGGCAGGTATGGCGGGGCAAAGCACAGACTTCTTTATCGGTGCCACTGTGTTTGCAACGGCTTTTTGCATCACGGTCGGTCAATGGCTTCGATTGCTGTTTAAGTTCTAGCTTCAACATCCAACACCTCCCTTTCCATGATTTGAATCCGTGCAAAGCAATCCATTTTTTCACGCACAGCATGCAAGCGCATCAGGCTGTGTACCTCTTGATAAATCAAGCCAATACGGTGGGTTTCATGCCAGCGCCATTGCGTGCTTAATTGACTGAACAAGACAACGGCTTGCCAGTTGTCGGGATGCACTTCAAAACCAGCGTCTTGAGGCTTTGATTCACCCAGCATGGCAGCGTCATCATCATCAAGCGAGCCTTTGCCGCCACGCAACCAATAGCGTGCGGCTTGCTTTAGTTTTTTCTTGAAACTTCCTGCAACGATTCACTCCACGCTTCAATGATGCGTGCTCGTACAGGATAAATATCGCAAACAATGCGACGGTTGCCTTCGTTGAATTCAATCTCTTGACCTTCGATGTCTTTCACACCTTCCCAACCTGCCAAGATTTCTTGGACAATCGCCTCATCAGTGCTTTCAGGCTTCGCCATATCGCCCACTAAACGGTCAAGATCAGTCTGAGCTAAGCGATTAAAGATGCCTGTGAAACTGGATTTCACGGTTTTACCGTTGTCACCCAGCATGGTGACATTCACTGTGTATTTGTAGGTTTTTGACACATCAACTTTAAACATTATCGCACCACCATGGAAAAATCGTCATTGCCGGCAAGAGGCAGGCATTTAATCGGCGCATGAACAAACGACACGCCGTTGTTTTCACTCAATGTAATTTTGCCGATTTGTACGTTAGGAGCGATAATATCCACGATATTTCCCGCCACCGTGCCGTGGGTGATCGTCATTGCGCCCTTAACCCCATTGATCGCTGCATCCCAGTAATTAAACGTGGCAATGGCAGGCTCTTCCACCACCACCGCGCCTGTGATATTGCGATTGACGATTTGTACAGCGCCGGCACTGTTCACTAAATTGCGATATTGCACATCGTTACCACCTGCAAGATCGAGCGACTGCATGGCAGCGGCATAGCCATGTAAAGAAAAGTTGGATACGTGTGCGGCATCCACTGGAATCGGGGTCACCATAGGAAGCGTCACAACCGGCAGCGGAACATCGCTGACAGGCTGATAGTTGCCGCGCAACTTAAAGTGCAACAAGGCTTCGCCCAAGGTGCTCATTTTATACGTCCAATCGCCACGACAACCTGTTAACGTATGGCGAATGCCGTCACGGAAACAATGTATAGTGGCGCTTTCAAACGCCGCTGAAACGGGATTGTAAGTGACATTAACACCTGCGTTGACCGTAGCAGCAAAACCGCAGGCACGCATCAACGCATGATACGGCGGGACGTTACCAGGTATGCCAGCGCCCGATACGTCAATATCAAATTCGGCGGTCGCATTGATTCCGCTCATGGGCGTATCTTCAAAACCCCCGAATTGCCCGCGTACATGCGAATGCGTTGTCGACGTGCCTTCCAGCGGTATCAGTGCAAAGTTCCGCGCCAGCATAGCATCGGCGGCGCCTGTCGGCGCTGAATCAGTGTTGTAAACAGCTTCAATTTTAGCCAGGACGACCTTCTTACTTGCTAGAATCATTGGTTTTTACCTCGCCTTGTTCTTTTGTGCCTTCAGCCTTCACAGCTTCGCCATTTTTTTTATCCACGACATACACGCCGCCATACTCATGATTAAACGTCTGGTGGATGTCCTTCGTTTTTTCGGTAGAGGTTTGTTTTGTTGTTTCGACAGGTTTCATGCGCTGCTCCTATAAAACTGTGTTTTGAAGTTATCTTGCCAAATCAAATGGCCTTGCTTGATTTGTAGTAGGCTACCTTTGCTGTGTGTGACGGCATATCCTTGAGAGATAGGTGCAAACCCAAGCAAGGCGGTTAAAATCGCTTGACGCACAGGTTCTAGCCCGCTGCTTAATGCCGCAGCCCCACGCGCATCGCTAAAATCCTGCACACAAAGCGCCACGGAAAACATGACCGTGACTTCTTGGCGGATCGCAGGGAATGAAAGCAAGTTATTACTTAGGGTTTCCGACAAAGGAATCACAAACGCTGCTGGCACACTTCGCGCCCCATTTTTCAAGGCGTACTCCAAGGATGCCGCGCTTTCAATTTTGCGCAGGGCTGGGACTTGGTTTTGCAAGCGCGCGACGATGGTATCCATGCTTAACATCGCGATAGCCATGTTTAGAAACCACGCATCTTGGTGCGATCAAAAACCCGTGTTTGGCTTTGCATACGCACATCCATATGCACTGTGTCGGTCAATGGCTGAATGGGTTCGCCCCAATCGGCTTTACCTTCACCAATTCTATCCAATAGTTTTTTTGCTGATTGCATGGATTCCTTGACCGACAAGGGTAAATCACCTGATTTCCGTGCATACAACAAGCCGACTGCCAAGCTTGCTGCCAAGGGTGTTGCCAAGGCGGGGACAGGGTTCATCGGAATTGCATAACGGGTGGCAATGCGTGCATTAATTTCGGCATCAGCTTGCGCCAATACCGCATTGACCACCGCAACATCAGCGATGCCATCGCCGTTATCATCGGATAACTCAATGATAATGCGCTCATCGTGATTAAGTATGATGTCGGCATAAGTAGCATATCGCATCGCGTTTAAACTTCAGCTAAAGCAGCTAAAGCGGCATCGCGCTCAGCTGCTGTGATTTTATAACCCAAGACGGCTTCCAGAGCTTCGGTCTTGGCTTTGCCGCTAGTTGTCCAAAGCGACGTGTCATCGGTATCCAGCTGTGGCAATGCTTCGCGAATCTCAAGGCTGAGTGCGGCAATCTCTTCAGGGCGTGCTAAAGCCGAACCGGCGGAACCAATCGTGATCCCCTCGGCACCCTCCAAATCGTCTGCCGTCAACGCCACGCTGTGCTTGCCAGCTGCCAAGTGACCGATGCCAGGCAAAGATAAACCATTGTGCGGGTGAACTGTGATTTCAAGCATATTCTCTCCTGTCGTTGTGGATAAAGCGCAAGGGCAGATGTAAGACCTGCCCTTACACTGATATTATTGACCAGTTAAATAGGCAATATCTTCGAGTTTTGCTGTGCCTTTCCAGGTGTTGGTCGCACCGGCGGCATCACGATCATTGGTCAGTAAGACGTTGGCAGCTTCAAAATTGCCCTCGCCGACCAGCAGCTTGGTGCCCTTGACACCCAACGGCGTGCCATCCACACGCTTTAGCCCTGCCAACGCCAAACGCGCAGCTTTGTATGCAACACTGGTCAAGGGTTCGCGAGAGCCATACACCAATTGCGGCAAGCCATAACCCACATTCACCCGCGCTTCAACGCCGTAATGAAACAGCTTTTGCATAAACACGGCTGAATTTTGCGGGTCCACCATGGATACAAAATTATAATTTTTGCGGCGTTGGAAAATCATCGGCTGCACAGGGCGGCTGTCATCCATCAAAAACCAAGGCTCGCCGGTGCCGAGCACTGCCGGACGGTTGGCATAGATGCCATCAGCGGCATCAATGCCATTGACGGGATGTGCGGTATTGAAAAAGCTCACACCATCAAAGCCCTGACCTGTCGTGAATCCAGCAATCAATGCCGGCCAAGTGATTTCATCAGGATGACGGGCTGAAGCATCCCCCAAGTTAGACATCAGTGGATTATAAACACCCAGCTGATCGTCTTCGATGCTGTTGCGATCCACACCTACTGTCAGCTCAAAATCCTTGTTGGGCAGGTAGTACCCATGCACAGTTAAGTTGTTGACGATTTTATCGCCCAGCCACTCGCGGATACCAGGCAGTTGCCCCAGCCACTTATAATCATTGGCAGAGGTTGAGCTAGGGATATCCATAGCGACGGTTTTGTACGATTGCGCGACGCGGTCAAACGCATTCTGAAACAGTGTCCGGAATGATGTTTGCGCGGCTTGAAGGGTTGCTGCATTGACTAACATATAGTCTCCTTTTCATGCTGGATGAACCCTGATAAAACAATCAGGGCGATTTTTTTACTTAGCGGATTTCGATCCAAACGCCGTTGACATCGATGTCGATCACCTTGCCGGCTTGAATGTTGGCTGTGGCTGCCTTGGCAACCGTGGCATCATCTTCGACCAGTGCGATGCCACCGATGTCAGCAACAGTGAGCGGTGAGGCCAGTGAATTGGCATAATGAAACACACCGCGTTTCATCGGCACATTCAATGCCCCTGCGATACCAGCGCTGTTATCCAATGTTTTTTCAATGCGACCCAATACTTTTAAACCAGCGGCATTGGCTGCAGGCACAGCATTGCCAGCAGCATTGACGGCACCGATGCCGCCTGCAAAGCAAACTGTGGCAGCAGCGATAGGACGCGACAGATCATCGCCTGTTCGGGCTGCTGTATTCCGATCTTTACTGAGTGCTGTCATCTCAATGCACCTCCATTTCTTTGGCTTTTGTTTTTAAATAATCAGCTTGGTCAAGACCCAACTGTGAGCACATGGCGATTTCATCAACATCCAGTGAACCTGCGTTGCGTTGCGGCGATGCTGCTGTGCCCAGGGGCACAATCTGCGCGGAGTTTGCTGCAAACTGCGCGAAGCCTTCAGCATCTTTGCGACAGTAATCTTTTGCCCAGGCGAGTGAGGCAGGTGCAATCACACCTTTTTCCAGGGCTGCATTGACTTCCAGTTCCACACGGCTGTTTTCACGCTCACTTAAAATCGCGTTTAAATCGACTTGCACACGGTCAAATTCGGTGCGCGGCACAAAAGCTGTTGTGTCCAGCTGACTGTTGGCTTCGATGGCTTGCGCCTGCTCAGCAGTATGGCTTGCAATAGCCGCAGCAATATCAATCAAGGTTGGGTCTTGCTGGTTGGCTTGGATTTGCGTGTTGCTGCGCAAGTTGGCAATCACCTTGTCCAATTCGTTCGCCATGTCTTCACCTGTGGCCAATGCTGGTAAATTGAGCAAATAGCGCAGGCGTTCGATCACTTCATTCATTGCGTTCTCCTTTTTCTTTGTCGTTGAGCTGGGGTTAATAGGGGGTAATGAGGGTTCTTGGGCATTGGCAACAGGGGTTAAATCACCAAGGTTAGGGTAATGCGTCAAGCCAAAGCCTTTCAATGACATGATGGTTTGAGTTTCGCTGTTGACTGCGAACACAGGGGACAGAAATTTGTATTCCTTGTTGCGAATAGCTTCCGCCGCATCTGAAGTCCATTGCACATCCGCCCAAATACCATTGGATTCAAGCACCAAGGTTGTTGGATCAATCCAACCGCTGGCAGGGGCCTTACTGCCTGTGCCTTCAGCTTTCAGTGAAGCGTGAAAATAATCGCCTGCAAATTGAGCGGGGTATTGCGCAGCATGCGCCATGATACTTTCAGTGTTGCAATGCCAGGCTCTGCCATCGACACCCTTAACCATCGAATCATCATCAATGGGAACCAAATGCACATGTTGCACATTGCTTTCATCCAGCGCATTGGCTTCGATACTGCAAACCACAGAGTTGGCTTCAATCTGATGTTTGCCGACGGGCTTACGGATAAGGGATGTGTTTTGCGTTGCCATGGGGCGAAGTTTGGCAAGCCGTGAGAGTCCGTGCGTTTTAAATATTTTGCTTCTTCGCGGCATGTTATGGCGTCATAAACATATATAAGGGTAAGCCTGCAATCAAGACAGGTGATTCTACCCGTTTAACACCCGTTTAACTCTTGCGTAAATTTTTTACCTAGACCAATACTTACCTAAGGCATGTAAAACGCCTTAGAATGGATTTTAACGATGGGAGGCAATCGCCAGTTGGATATGATCTTCGATGATGCGTACCACCTCGTCTTTCTCTTCAGCATTGATGCCAAGAAAAGGGCGGGCTGGGATAGCTTGATTGGGAAACATGCTTTGCGATGAGGTCGTGCCGCCAAACTGCATCATGGCTGCATAGGCTAAGTTACTGCCGAATTCCAAGCTTTCGCTATCGACATTGTAATGCAGCGTGTCAGACAATCCGCCATGCTCGGTGAGAATTTTATCAGCATTGACGGTTTTGCGCGACAACGTAAGTTCAGAGAGCGGCGCCCATGCTTCACCACCAGGGCTTTTTTCATCTACGAACCGTTGATGATGTTGCTCGGTGAGATAATCCCCCACCTCGGTGAGTGTATCGCTCAAATCATTGGTTTGCTCAAGCAAGCGTTGAAACGCGAGCTGGACTTCACGATCATCCACTGTGACTTGAATACTTGCGCCTGCCATGATTCTCTCCTAAACTCGGTTTTTTCGCTGTTGCATGCTAGTTTCCTTGGAGCCGGCCATACATGCGCAGTATAAGCGGCAGCACCAAGGATGCTGCCCCTTTTTTTATTCTGTCCGCTTGAACAATCGAATACCACGCCTGTTTCTTTCAATTTTAGCATTCATATCATTGGCGCTGTTCGACGCATGCGCTGTAATACCACGCCATGTATTGCCGCTACGCTCCAAGACAACCAATGCCGTATAATCCTTGCCTTCGATATTCCACCGCCCGATGTACGCGCGGCTCACAAATGCTTGCTGTTGATTTCTGTGCCACTCCAGCCATGTCCAAATCTCATCAGGGTTCTTAATAACCTCAGCCAGCATTGGCAAATATGCCTCACGCCCCCGCTTCGCTATCTTCCAAGCATTATCCGTCATAAACATCT